TCTTGGTCTGTGGGTTGTAGCAGAAGGGGCGATTTACCGCGACTCATGGGATGAGAAATGGAGTTATGATGATACATCGAGACCGGTTGGTCTATATGGAGCTGGGGGCTACGCTCAGCACATTATCTCCGTTGATTACGGGACCCACAACCCCTGTGTCTTCCTCGAATACTTTCTCGACGTACATGATGTGGCCTGGTTGGATCGCGAATACTATTGGAATAGCGTCAAGCAGATGCGACAAAAGACAGACTCCGAGTATGCCAACGATCTGGAAGACTTTATCAAAACCTCTCGTGTCATAGGAAGGAACAATCCTTTGATACTAGTCGATCCGTCGGCCACGAGCTTCAAGGTGGAGCTTGTCCAACGAGGTCTACAAGTCATGGATGGTGATAATGAGGTGATGGACGGCATCCATCGAGTTTCTGAGATAGAAGCTACGGGTCATCGTAGAGTTCATGTCGATTGCAAAGAGTGGAGAAGAGAAAAGGGTCTGTATTCTTGGGACGCGAAAGCTGCTGAACAGGGTGATGAACGACCCTTAAAAGTTAATGATCATACGATGGACGCTGATCGTTATGGTCTAGTCCACTTATTTCCTGAGTGGAAACCTCTACCACTTCTTGCGGCGGCATAAGGAGCTCTAATGAAGAAAATAGTTCTATTACTCGGGCTTTTTTCATCAGTTATTTTGGCTAGGGCTCAGGCGCCAGTGACTGTAAGTTCAATACCTAATCAGACCATCTCATGTTTACCTTTCTACGCGAGTAATCAAAATGGCTTCCCTGTCTTAGCGATGTCTAAGTTGTGTGACAACGGAACTGCTCTACTGTATAACGGCGTCGTTTTGAATGGCGGAGCACCAAACTATACTTACCATGCCATGAACAACGTCGGTCTGCCAACTACAGCTATCACCACTGCTTCTTGTACATTAATACCTGGGAGCGCGTGGAACGTTACGGGAGTAACAGCCGCGACCCACGTAGTATGGGGCTGGGCTGGCGATCCTGGTGGTATAGTCGGTCAACTTAATATCGTTATTGCTCCTACAAACGCTGGAACAGTTGTTGGAAGAGCTTGTAACGCGTCAGCTGCTTCAATTACTCCTACCACCCAAGCAATCAATTGGTGGATTGTTCCATAAACGACTGAAAGAAGGTTCTAAGATGAACAGAAAACTACTTATCTTTCTGATAGGCCTATTTTCAGTTAGTTTATGTGCCCAGAAAGCCAGTGCGCAAGGAGTTCAGTGGCCTGTTTATGTCTTGCCTGGAGTTCCAGGTCAGATTCCGATGTACTCACAGTCTCATGCAGGTATCCCAGTACTTGGACCTTCTAATCTGAAGGACACAGGTAATGGCTTGACTTACAAAGGTGTTCCGGTTGGGGGTGGAGGTAGTGGTACTTCTATCACTCTCAGCACTTCTGGAACAAACGGCGCCGCTACTTTGAACGCTGGTGCACTAAATATCCCAGTCTATCAGGGTCAGATCACACTTACTACCACCGGAAGCAATTGCGCAGTCGCTACTTTTAGTGGAACGTCACTAAATATACCAGCATGCGCTCCTACGGGTGGAGGTTCTGCTTTTTCGGCCATTACGGGCGGAACTAATACATCTGCGGCGATGATTTTGGGTTCCGGAGCATCTCTGAGTGCCACCGGCACTGGTTCGATCACTGCGACAGCGATGCCATGGTCTGGTTTGACTGGAAGTGTTCCTACTTTCAATCAAAGCACCACTGGAAATGCTGCGACTAGCACTGCTTTCGCTACGAGCCCAACTCTTTGTACTGCCGGAGCGGTTCCAACCGGAATTTTAGCTAATGGTAACGCTACGGGTTGCTTTACACCAGCAGGAAGCGGCTTTGCTAACCCGATGACTGCTCAGTATGATCTGATTCTAGGAGGATCAGGTGGAAGTCCCACAAGATTCGCCGGAAACACAGCTAACAACGCCGGAGTCCTTACTTCGACTGGTAATGGTACTACGACTGTCAGCGAAGCGTGGAACAATGCTCCCGCACTCTCTGCAGCGAATATGCTTAGCTTCCCTACTCTTAACCAAAGTACTACAGGGAATGCCGCCACGGCCTCAGCGTTAGCATCAGCACCGACTCTTTGTTCAACCGGAAATGCACCAACTGGAATCCTAGCAAATGGAAACGCCACAGGATGCGCTACAATCGGGGGCGGAGGAAGTTCAGCTTTCAGCGCCCTCACTTCCGGCACTAATACGACTGCTGCCATGGTTGTTGGTACTGGAGGTAGTATCAGTACATCAGGCAGCGGAACTATTGCAGCAACAAGTGCTGTTACAGCTACTAGTGCAACCTCGGCTACCACAGCAACTAATGTAGCTGGTGGTTCAATTGGAGTACTGCCTTATCAGTCTGCTGCTGGTACGACTGCTTTCCTTGCTGCTAACACAGCAGCTACTGATCAAGTGCTCGTGTCTCACGGAACTGGTTCAGCTGGATTAGCCCCTACATTATCCAATGCTCCGGCCCTGAGCGCGGCTAATATGACTGCGTTTCCCACTCTTAACCAAAATACTACGGGAAGTGCTGCAACAGCCACCACTGCTACTTCTGCTTCTACTGCGACTAATATCTCAGGAGGAACAGTAGGAGTTATTGATTATCAGTCTGGTGTTGGAACAACTGCTTTTCTTGCGGCTAATACAGCAGCAACTGATCAAGCACTGATATCACATGGTACTGGCTCAGTTGGATTGGCTCCTACACTCTCCAACGCGCCTGCGCTAAGCGCGGCTAATATGACAAGTTTCCCGACACTTAATCAAAATACTACGGGAAATGCGGCTACAGCTACTACGGCTACAAACTCTACAAATGCTACCAACGCTACTAATGCTACTACATCTACAAACGTAGCAGGTGGCGTACTGGGTTCACTACCTTATCAGTCTGCCGCTGCTACTACAGCTCTACTAGCTCCTAACACTTCTACTACACTGGAAGTTCTGACGCAGACTGGTACTGGTTCTGTAGGTGCTGCTCCTGTCTGGTTGGCTACGATTGGAACTGGTAACTTGGTAAGAGCAACTAGTCCAACGTTGGTTACTCCTGTACTTGGCGCCGCTACGATGACAAGTTACGTCGTGACTGGCGGCGGTGGAATGCTAGCAAGTGGCATCTCACAAGGTACGATTGGAACAGCGATTGCAGCTGCTACTACTATTGCACCAGTTTCTCCAATAGTTCACATCACAGGTACGACAGCTATCAATACGATTACTCCTCCAACAGGTTGTACGACTGGTGGAACAGGTTGTACTATAACTCTGATTGCTGATGGCACATGGACGATGGGAACATCTGGTAACATTAGCGTAGCGGTTTCGGCTATGACAGTAGGTAATAGTTTAGATCTTTACTATGATCCTACGGCGTCAAAGTGGTATCCTAATCCGAATGGTGGTACTGGTGGTTCTTCGGCATGGTCGGCTATTACAGCCGGTACTAATACAGCTGCTTTGGTAATGGGTACTGGTGGTTCATTGACTGTAAGTGGTACTGGTACAATCAATTCTACTACCTTGCTTGGTAGTACGTGGGCTATACCTGGAGCGATTGGTGGAACAACTCCGGCTGCTGGTGCATTTACTACACTATCATCTACCGGGGCTCTGAGTATAGGCTCTTCACCGCCAACAGCTTGCGGAACGGCTACTGGTTGTATTGGATTTACTGATGCAGCTACGGCCGGTACTCCAACCTCTGGTCAAGGCTACATTCGTTTTGATTCAACATCAGGAAAGATTCTCTATAGTATCAATGCTTCGGCTGAAGCTAACCTAGCACCTTCCAACATTATCACTGGTACTTTTACTCAGTACAATTGGTACTATGCTGGTTCCTCTGGTCTTGCTCTAGCTGAAGCAAATGCATCAACTACGGTTCCAGCTGTTTGTTTTGCTGTAACTACAACCGTTTGTCAGACGAGTGGCTTGTATAACTATACTCCTGGTGGTTTGACGGTTGGAGCAACGTTCTATCTATCAGATACAACGGCCGGAGCTTCTACGACTACGGCACCAACTACTTCTACACATTATATACAGAAACTTGCTATCTCTATTGATGCTTCTCACTTCATCATCAATCCTTCTTATGACGTAGGTTATGTTCAGTAGGGCTACGCTATACGGAGAATTTGAATGAAAAAACTAATAAAAGGAATCTTAGCTATTTTCCTAGGTGCTCAGTTAGCGTTAGCACAAGCTGGCCCAACGTTTTATGTGAACGGCGGCATAGCAGCATCGCCGTTCACGTCTCTCTATGATGGCCCTGCTGTAAATGCTTCTTATTATGGAGTAGTAGGGGATGGATCTACAGATAACAATTCATCTACTTCAGGATTTCTACAGACTGCTATAAATGCACTATGTGCTTCTTCGAGTATGGGACGGGGATTGAGACTACCTGCAGGTGTTGTCAAGTTCTCTACCTCACTTACCTTGCCAACAACATGTACGCGTTTTCTTATCATGGGACCTGGTTCTGGTGGTAGAACAGGTTCTCTAACATCTGCATTAGGTACTACAAGGTTAAGCTATACTGGTACAGGAGCGGCATTAGTTTTAGGTACTGAGGCTACGCCAGCGCGAACTACTATAACATCAGCTAGTCGAGCTTCAAATGTACTTACAATTGTTACGGCTTATAACTCAGTACTAGCTGGTCTTAACAATACGAATCAGGTCATGGTCAGAGGACTTGTTCCTACTGATATGAATACTGAGGATTTGTATCTAGCAAGCGTAACAACTGATGGATCTACTGAAGTTACACTAACTATCAACTTCAGTGGTACAACAGAATCTGCTAGTAGTGTAACTGGTGCTTATGTAGACTATGCTTGGAATGATAACAGCTACTATGCCAATTCTTCTAGTGGTTGGAGTATTAGGAATCTATCAATTACTTGTGACTCAGGTACTCGTACACAGTTATTGAACTATCAAAGTTACACAGATTCTTCTCCTGATACTGGAAGCAATCATCAAACCTATGCTACTACTGCATATGCTATTCAAGCTTGGAGAGGTCCGAATCTTACTATTTCTTATGTAGAAATATCAGGTTGCTTTGTAGGATTCCTCGGTACGAATAGCGATGAAGATACCTTCGATCACGCAAGGGGAATGAACAACAAGATTGCTTTCTGGCATTCTTCACAAGATTCACAGACTGAATTTGACTTCCCTTACACCTCAGGCAATGACGTAGCGATCCAACTAGATGGTGCTTTGAATGTGACCGTTCGACACTGGACATCTGATACGGATGGATCGTCATCAACCTCCGCTTTGACACTACTTGGTAATCAACAAGCACGTAACACGGTTGGTTTTCAATGCTATGATTGTTGGTTTGAGAATAATCATGGATCTACAATATCCGCCTATAAGTCATATGTAAGTGCAGGTGAGGCTGGACCGACAACTGTACTTGGTGTAGATTTTGATTATCCAATGTTCTCGATGCCTGTTGTTCCGACATCAGGTCAACCACAAACAGTTAGCTTTATGACCATCGGCAACGCAGATGGAATTCATATCCGTTATCCGATCAATATCAATCATACAGGAAGTAACATCCAACCAAGTCCATTTCTAAATTTTACAGGAAGTTATAGTCCTCAGAACGTTAGGGTGATCTTAGGTGGGTGGGGCTTAACTACTCCATATACTAATACTGGAACTGGTAATCCTCTCGTTGCTTTCTTACAAGATGATATCTATTACGAAAAGACTGTTGCTCTTGCGACATCTATCGCAACCGGCTGTTCTTTGATTCCAGGTAGTGCTTGGACAGTACCTGGTGTAACCTCAGCTTCACACGTAGGATGGAGTTATGTTGGAGATGCAGGTGGAACTGTTGGTGGACTAATTGTTGATATTATGCCTACGAGCTCAGGTACAGTAGTAGGTCGAGTGTGCAATTGGACGGGGGCCGCTATGAGTAGCGTTTCACAGAGCATTAACTGGTGGGTAGGACCGTACAAATAAGGAGTTCTAATAATGAGACTACTCAGTTCGGTCCTATTGATTTTACTTTCGACCTTTACTTGTTCTGCTCAAACGTGGGGCAATTGGAATGGTACTACAGTAGGTACATCCACTGGAAATCTTTCTAAGATGAATGGAGTTACCATAGGTACAACAGCAGGAAACTATGGTAAGTGGAATAACTTAAGTGCTCCAACTGGTGGCGGTGGTGGTGCTCATACCTTTGCTTTCTATGATAGAGTAGATCAAGGAGGTACTTGTACTACCGCGACTTGTACGTATGGAATCTCTGGAGTACCTGGCGCTAGTACAGTCGTAATGGTATTCGTTTACGCTCCTGGGAATGAGTACATTAGTTCAGTAACAGGTTGTAGTGCAACGTGGATAACTGGATCTGGTAGTGCCTATGCAGCATTCAATTCTGCCGCTGGTAGTGCGGCAGTAGCCTATGCTCTGAATGCTGCTACAGCATGCGCTAGTGTTACTGTAACACTTAGCGCAGCTCCTAGTGGTTCTTGGGATTCAATCACGAACGAATACACTTATACTGGATCAGGTACTGCTACTATAGATCAGTTGGCTGCTACTAATACCAATACTACTTCTTGTTCTTCTTGCAGTGCTTCAGGTTTCACTGGGTTGACTGGCACGAGTGATCTGATGGTTCAGTTGATCAATGATAACACTGGAGTTAGTGCTCCTAGCTCTCCATATGTTTGGGACGGCGGTGATGTTGCTATCTACGCACTTAACATTACTTCAGGTACGGCTCCAACAATTACACAAACCGCTGGTCCATTCCAGTCACTAGGATTCGCATTCAAATGAGAAACAAACTAGCACTATTAGCTTTTGTTATAGCTATCTTCAGTGCCCGCAGTTTTGCTCAGGTAAATGCGGCAACCTGCGGTACTACGGATGTTCAAAACGCGATCAATACAGCGACTAGTGGACAGACTGTTTCGGTTCCAGCTGGTACTTGTACATGGACTAATGGCGTTACGATTTCAGGTAAGGGAGTGATCGTCGCTGCCCAAGGCAGTGGACGCATCATAGCAACGAGTACGAGTCAACTTGCTCTTGCAACAGGAACTCTCACTCTTACCTTAGCAACGGGAAACAATGTATCAGGCTTTCCTACTATCACGACCGGTCAAACACTTCTAGTGCAGGAACTAGGTGCTGAAGCGAACTTCATGCAGGGAACTGTTACTAGCTATAATAGTAGCACTCATGTACTCATAATGAGTATCGCGACCAAGGGTGGGACATGCGGATCGAATGGTAGTGGTGACGGTATTTCAAATTGTAGACGTTGGACGGTGGCTACGTTACCAACTACAACGATCATCAATGATTCGACAAGTAATCCACTATTCACAGTAACTGAAGATACCACAGTTCATACGACTATTACCGGATTCTATTTTGCTGGTTCAGGTACGGCTCAAAGTCACATTGTCTATATACAACCAAACGCGGGTACTAGTGCTGCGATACTTATACATGATAACCGATTTACTGCGAACCCCAACAATCCTGGTGGCTCAGATAGCAATAGAGACGTGCTCAACTTTACTACCAATCAAGGAGTAGTTTGGAACAATACCTTTGATTGTACTCAATTCAATGTTGCTGCGGTTGGTGGAGTTACGACTAAGGAGGTCAGTGACAATGGCTCCTGGGAATCAGTGGCGAAGTGGGGTGCTCTGGATACTACCGGTCAAACTGCCATCTATGTTGAGAACAATGACTTCCACGCCTTTGGCTTTGCCGTTGCTAATGACGACAACGGTAGGTTGGTCACCAGATATAATCTCTTTGACAACAGTGGTATGATGGGTACTCACGGAGCTGATACTAGTCCGTTTGGTCAAAGATACTTCGAACTCTATCAAAATGTCGGTCTTTTTCAGTCGAATACAGATGGTACGACCTTCAACATGAATAACTGGGGTTATATTCGTGGTGGTTCTGGTATCATCTACAGTAACACTATGCCGGCGCTCCAGTCTCAGGATTATGGTAGCAAGGATGATTTTGATCTTACGGTACAGAATCTCCAAAGAAATGAAGGACCTGATCCTTGTTGGGGTGCTGGTACGAGTGGTGGGGCAGAGTATCACGCGCCTAGGCAAGTCGGGATGGGGTACGTAACTGGTACCGGTACGGATGGTCTTGGTAGAACACGAGATGCTAACGCATATGTTGGTGACTTGGAGCCGGTGTATATCTGGAGTAACAGTCGCGCACCACTGAACACAGGTACTCCTGATTACGGCTCTGGAAATTCTGATAGTTGCACTGGATCCACTTATGATACCAACGCTAATTACATCCATACTTCAAGAGATTGGTATCCGAACACAGCTAAGCCAAGTTACACGGCTTATACCTATCCACATCCTTTAGCTAGTGGATTGACAACTACGACTACATCAATTGGAGCTTCAACAACAACTCCAACGGCTGGCACCAATGTCATTTTGACAGGAACCATTTCTCCATCATCTGGTCCGACAGGAACCATTACGATGGCTGATAGTGGAACAACTGTTGGAACATGTACAGTAAGTGCTGGTTCTTGTACTTATACTGTCGTATCAATTATAGCTGGTGTTCATTCTTATACCGCGGCCTACGGGGGTGACGGATCCTACTCAGGCAGCACTTCATCTCCTATCACCGTAACGGCATCAAGTGGTTCAGTAGTTCCTAGTGCAAAAGTCAGTATTGGAACACAGATTACAACTGGAGTTTCAGTTCAATAAGGAATATCATGCCAAGAAGAAAGAGTTCCTCTAGGAATAAGTCTTTGCCAGCCGATGACGATGACAATTATGTTCGTCAGACAAGCGTAGCTACAGACTCGTATAGCAACGTTCCGGCTAGACTTGGCGAAGGAGCTCCTAATTTAACACAGTCTGGTCAGTATCCCTTACTTAGACTTACTGAAGATTATCCCCTTATTCTTAGTCTATATCGTTCTTCATGGATTGTAAGACGCGTTATTGATACAGTCGCTAATGACATGTACAGTGCGTTTCCTATCATTGATTCACAGATTACTCCTGAACAAATCTCAGCTTTTCATAAGGCTATTAAGAAGACTGATACTGTTAAGAAGTTAAAAAGTGGAGCAAAGTGGGGTCGTCTCTTTGGTGGCGCAGCTTGTATCATCGTCATTAAGGATCATGAAGATCTGATGGAACCACTAGATCTAGATAAAGTTGAATTAGGTTCTTATAAAGGTCTTATTCCCTTAGACCGTTGGTCTGGAATCATCCCAGGTCCTGAGATTGATTCTGACGTAAATGACCCAAGAAATTTTGGACTACCTACTTATTATACCTGCATCATGGACGCGGGTAGTGTAAATGTTCACCATTCAAGAATCATTAGATTCACGGGTCGTGAACTTCCTCAGTGGGAGGTTCAGGTAGAGTTATACTGGGGCATGTCAGAGGTTGAGATAATCTTTGATGAGCTCAGAAAGAGGGATTATAGCTCATGGAACATAATCTCACTTCTAACGAGAGCTCAGATTCTCTCTATCGAAGAGCCGCAGCTAGCTACCTTGATGAGTGGCGCCGGAGGGTCCAACGCTGCCTTCAACAGCTTCGCTCAGAGGATGGAGCAGATAAGCCAACTTCTAAATAATCAAGGTCTTCTAGTTCTTGGTAAAGATGGTAAGATCAATCAGAGTCAGTATAGTTTTGGTGGTATCTCTGATGTTTATCATGAGTTCATGAAGGATCTCTCAGCGGCTTGTGAAGTGCCGTATGAGATCATCTTTGGTCGTGAATCTGGTATGGGTGGTGGCGGTAACTTCTCTAGTAATGGAGCTTCTTCTCTTCAGATCTATGATAACATGATTGAGCAGAAGCGTACTAGTGAAGGTAACCCTGTCATAGATAAGTTGCTACCCATTATCTGCATGAGTGTGTTTGGAGAAGTTCCTGATGATCTAGCTTATCACTGGGCACCAATCCGAGCGGTAAGTGATAAAGAAAGAACAGATCTTGGTAAGTCTCTTGTCGAATCAATTTTGATGGCCTATAATGCTGATCTTATTACGAAGCAAGAAGCAAGAAAAGAATTAGCACAGCAGAGTGGTACCAATGGACTCTTCAGTAATATCTCAGATGAGTCTATTGCTGAAACTCCGAATTTGTTCGCTAGTGAGATCCAAGCTCAACAGCAGGAAGAGCAGATGCTAAAACAGGCTGCTATGCAGAAAGCTATGGAAGGTGGACAAATGGGAGAGCAAGGGGGTGATCCAGCAGCCGGTGGTAACGGTAGTGGAGGTCCAGGTAAAAAAGGACTGGTCAGGGGAGCTGATTTAGTTCCTTTGGAATCTAAACCTAGTGGAGTTGAAGGTCTTAAGTGGCATAAGAGTCCCAGAATTCAAACTGGAGCATCAAGTAACACTGGTTCAGCTGAGTCAATGAAGCAATCAATGAGACACTCTATTAAGCATGACATGAAGAAACCCGTTAAAGATAGTGATGGAGCTACTCATTTTGATGGTGTTTCATTAGGTATGGCCGAGTCTATTAGTGAAAAATAGTTATTTACAACTATTGATAGCTTAATTTATAATAGAATTAATGGGTAAAAAGGAAAAACCAATGACTGAACTGGCTGAGCTATTGAAGGGCTTGGCCACAGACGCCGGTGGGCCAGGTGAGTTCAGATATGATGGTGGACCAAAGCCCTATGTTTCTAAGAAGACTGGAGAACCTACTTCTACCTCGGAAAAAAGAGTAGAAGGATCGAAACAAGGAAAATTAGAGAAACCTGAAACTCAACAAGTTGTTATTCCTCAACTTACTCCGGAGCAACAAAGTAGAGTAGATAAACTTTCTGATGAATATAAATCAAGAATTCAAGAGAGTTTAGAGTCTTTAAAAGGAAGTAGTTTCTGGCAAGGAATGTTAGAAAATCATGTAAGCTATTTTGAGAATGAGTATAAGAAAATATCAAAGGCTAGAAAATTATTTAGTGCAAATAGATCTTTAACAGAAGATGAAGAATATGCTATTGAGGATTATGTAAATAATTCAGATCATATTCAATCTTTTCTATTAGGAGGATCTAAAGCTGATAGTGTAAAGAGCTCAGATTATGGACAAAAAGAGTATAGTAAAGAAGAACTTAATAAAATAGTTTCAGATATTTCTTCTTCTATAAACTCTCATAGTTTAAATAAAGATTTGAAAGTTTACAGGGGAATAGACGCCTATGGTCCTGAAGATAAGACCTATAATGAAGAACATAAAGATCAGATAGAACAAAAGAAGAGTTATCTCGATAGACTCCTTGACCTTAAAGAAGGAGGCATAGTTAAAAGTATAGCTTTTAATTCTACTTCACAAAAACGAGAGATAGCTAAAAACTTCATATTTAGTGAACATGGAGTTGAACTTCATATAAATCTTAAAAAAGGACAGAATGTTCTTCCCTTGAACTCGGTCCCTGATCTAGATATTCATGATCAGTCTGAAGTTATTTTAGACCGAAATTCAAAATTTAAAGTTGACAGTGTTGATAAAAAGAAGAGAATTGTCGGATTGACTCTTCTCGATAAAGGCGCATCTGACTCCATCGCTATAGACTATACTTTCGTATCTGAGCGCCATCCTCGAAAGAAAGATGATTTCGATTGGGAAGGTAATCAACAAGGTGGGACGAGTGCCTCTATACCTCAAGTTTCTATTCCTGCACTCAGTGAGTCTCACTCTAATCTAGTAAGTAAAATTGCAGGTGATTATTCTAAAAAGATTAAAACCTTAGCAGAGGGTTATCAGGGTCTAATTAGTGAATATGGAGAACTTCCTTCTAAGAATGAAAAAAGTGATGAAGAAGATGAACTTGCAGATTCTTATAGATTTGGGTACTTAACTCATTATCTTCCTAATGCAGATATTCATCAACTTCTTAAAGAATTTCCGGAAGAAATGAATTCTATTAAGAAAAGTCAAGAAGGAACAGAGATAAATGACTACACAGGAATCTTTATTAATGCTAAAGAACTTGAAGAAAGTTTAGCTGATCCTGATAAGTTTGGAAAGTTTACTCCCACTGCTCAGAAAATAGATAATAGAATTCAGCAGTGGAATAAAATGAGAATTGCTCAGCAGGAACTCTCATTAACAGAAGACTTAGAAAAAGCATTAAAAGAATTTAATAAAGTCTCTATTGCCGAGCATCTTAAAGAGCAATCTGATAAATTAGAAACACTTAAAGAAAATGTTCTAACTCAGATAGAAGAAACTAAAGCAGACTATGAAGATGATGATGAATATTCTCAGCAACAGATTAAAGATGTAACTGAAAGAGGACTTTCTATACTAGCATTTGATCAAGTAGCTCCTTTAGATCCTGCTCAATTAAATGCTATAGAAGAATATCGTCGAACAGCTTCTGATGTTCAAGGATATTTAGCTTGGGGTTCTTTAAAAGGTAAACCTGGTGGAAGACCAAACACAAAAGAAGAAAAAGAATTACACCAGAAAATTGAGAATCTCAGTGATGCTTGTAATTCTTATGAGTTAAATAGAGATATGGTAACCTATAGAGGTACTAGAACTCTACTGAATGAAGATGGAACTCATAATAAAGAGTCTAAGGAACATGTCGAAATGTTTCTAAACTCTACTCCTGGAGATTTTGTTTCACTACCGTCTTTTGCTTCGGTATCTACCCAGGAATCGGTAGCTAAGAAATTTGCAAGTTCTAAATATCTTGATGCTGATACAGGATCTTTAGAAACTGAAGACGGACTTACTTTAGAAATCTCTCTGTCAAAAGGTCAGAAGGCTTTGTCTATACCCATTATAGATCAGTCTGATGAGGTTAGTGAAGTTCTACTAAATATAAATTCTACGTATGAGATTACTAACGTAGATAAAGAAAATCGTAGAGTTCATCTTAGGTACTTAGGATCTGAGTGATCTAACATAAATAATTAAATAGGAGGATAGATGTTCCTCCCTCCCGTAGCACAGCCTACGCAGGACCTGGCGCGCGTTCAATTCTACTACGGCCTCTCAATTTACATAGAAAATCCTGAAGGATCAATTAGAAAAGGTGACAACTGGGCAAGTCGTGCTCCGGCACACTATGGCTACATTTTTGGTTACTTTGGAGCGGACGGTGATGAAATGGACTGTTACATTGGCCCACATCTTAAAACAGGAAAAGTCTATGTAGTTGACCAAAATAAGATGAACTCTGAAGATTTTGATGAGCATAAGTGCATGATCGGTTATCACTCTCAAGATGAAGCTTTAGAGGATTATTTTAAAGGTCACAATCGAGGCAAGTCGATATTTAGAGGAGTAACTCAACTTACTCCTTGGGCATTCCAAAAATGGTTACGCTTTGGAAACCATAAAATCCCACTAAGTGAGCAAACATCATGAGTATGAGCAACGGTGGACACAGCGTCTACACCAATTTCCCTAAGAAAAACGTGATAAGTCCTAATGGTGGTAATGGTGGAGGAAACAGTGGAGCAGTCATTTCTCCGGCTCCTGGTTTAGGACTATCGGCTTATCAAGACCCAAGAGTTCCTGTTAAGAAACATCTACCTAAGAAACAAGGAGGAAGTTAACGTGAGTGATTTTGGAAAGCCAGCTATCCCTGGACATGACATAACCGTTGTTCCTTCTCCTCTAGGCCAGAAGTATAATAGCATAGAGAACTGTTTCTCCAGCGGACCCGTTTTTGATCTTACGCCGAAAGACGAGTCTACTCAACACTGTCTCGATACCTTACCTAGTCCTTATGGTCCTCCATATGGAAAAGAGAAACTATGAGGACTAAATATGGCTAAAAACTACTATGCTCAGGCTATTAGTCCGCATATGTCTGAGACCACTCACGGATATCTTATTTGTGAAGATGTCCCTATCTGTAGGAGTGGTTTTCAAGAGTATCTTGGTAGTGAACTTGTTGGTATGCCTGGCTATGAGCCTGAGTGGGGACTTGAACCTCATGCGCGGTATAAAGTTTATCGACCTAAGAATGAGGTTTTAGATCCTTTAACAATCAAATCCTTTGAAGGTTGTACCGTCGTCGATGAACATCCTGATGGTAGCATTGTCCACATTGATAATGACCAAGAACTTAGTTGTGGTCATATTGAAAAAGTGAGACGAGGCCCTGATCATGACGGCGAAGTAACTTTGATTGGTGATCTTCATATCAAGAACCCTGATCTAAAAAGAAAGGTTCAGGATGAAGGGGTTCGTGATATAAGTTGTGGTTACCTATTAAAACTAGTTCGTCTTCCCGATAAAACAATCGAGATGCACGCTATTAGAGGTAATCATGTGGCAGTTGTAGAAAAAGGCAGGGCCGGAAGTCGAATTGCTATTAGAGATTCGGCCCCGCCCGAAATCATAAGAAGGAAGGTAACGAGCATGAATATTCTAGAAACGATTTTCGGGCGTGGAGTGAAGGCCTATGCGGCAGATGCCACGGACGAAGACCTGAGTGTCTTGAGCAGAACCTTGTTCAAGACGAGCCCAGAGCCTACACGTACAACCTTAGCTGTTGATAGTAAGGAAGAGAAGAAGGAAGAGAAGAAGGAAGAGAAGCCTGCAGAGGATGCTGCTGCAGTAGGGGCTCATGCTGCTGTTGATGCCTGTATGAAGGCTATGAAGGATGGCGACCATAAGAAACTCAAGATGCACAAAAAGGCTCTCGATGCTTATTTCGCTACCGATGAGGATAAGGAAGAAGAGAAGAAAGAGCCAGCAGAAGATTCTAAGGTCGAGGAATTGAAAGAAGAGAAACCGGCCAAGGATAAAGAAGAGCATCAGGATGAAAAGACTGCTGCTGAAGAGCATGAGGAAATGGAAGATTCTGTAGTTGAGGATGCCGAAGGAACAGATAGGATCAATGACCTCGGCAAGAGTGTTCTTGGAGCTGCTAATGATTCTGTTCGTAGCTTCTTGAAGGTAAGTAAGCCCCTTGTTGCTATCATTGCTAACAAGCCTCTTTCTAAGCGCACTTCGGCTGAGAAGGTGATGCTTGATAGTTATAATGATTCAGTTCGAGCTCTGAATGAGTCTGGAGAAAAGTCTTACAAGTTGTTTACTAAGGTTAAGACTCCTGATAACATTCCGGCTCTTGCTACTGATAAGGCTGCTGTAGTGGAGGACTGCTCAAGATTTTATGAGGGCGTTCCCTTTGCAATTGGTAGGAAAAAGCACCAGGAATACCTTGATAAGAAGGAGAGTAAGTAACCATGCCAGCAACTGTAATCCCTGTCAAAGGACTTTATCTTGGCTTTGTCGGCAATATCTCTAATGAGGGATACTCGCTGAGATCAGCCCGTCAAGTCAATCCGAGTGACACGCTAGCCGTCAATTTCGGTGAGACTTTTGTTCTTAACCCCAATAACACTTACTCTAGTGTTAAGCAGTACCTCTTGAATGGAACTGGTGGTTTTACAGCTTCTCTTCCTCTGGGTATTGCGGTTTCTAACGTCAATATCAATCCTACGTACAGTACAGTAGGAACGAATGACGTTATTACTCCTGGTGGTCACTACGCTCCGGCCGATATGATGGACGGTCTTGTTCAGGGAACCATTAATGTTAGTTGCAATAATGGTACTCCTACTGCACAGGGTCCGGTCTTTCTTCGTACTGCTGTGAACGCTGCTGTTCCTAATGGCGTAGTTGGTGGTCTTGAGGCTATTGCGGATCCAAACCCCGTAACAGCCACAACTCTTACAACTACATCGGGTTCGGCCGCTGCTACTGTTTCAAGCGGTACTGGACTTGTCGTTGGCATGACAATCGTTAATGCTAACGTTGCACCTGGAACTTATATCAAAGCTATTGCTGGTACGGCTGTAACTCTTAGCCAGAATGCAACTGCTACAGGTGCTGCGGCCGCTGCTACATTTTCAGCGTCCGTTCTAATTCCAAACTTTGCTTGGAAAACTGGGTATCTGGAGAGTGATCTTACTTGCCAGGTAACTATTCTTGTTCGTACAGTTGCCTAACGGCGGAAAGGAAAATAAATGAATCTCCTCACTCAGAAAGAATTTCAGCAGAATCTTAACATTCTGCGGAGTGGAAGGGTTCTGTCCGATGCCGCTGTAGGCGCTACAGGACAGACCTTCTTAATGGCAGAACTTGCTAAACTTGATCCTGTGGTACGTCTTCCATTGGAGAACTACACCTATCTTCGCGATATTCCAATTGATCGTGGCGGTGGGTGGATCATGCAGCACCTTGCTCACAACGTAGATTTTCGTGGTCCGCGTGATAATTCAGCAGGTTCGCAGACTAACGATTCTCGCGTGATTGAGTACAACGTCAATCAGGACAGCTGGCCCGTGTTCCCGTATCAGGTTCGCATTCGTATTCCGATTGTTGAATCTCTACGTATGGCACAGGTTGGTCGCAGTCCCCAGGACCTCTTGGATAAGGGTGTTCGTGTAGACTACAGCAAGACTCTTGATACTCGTACTTATGCGGGTTTCAATGGTATCCAGGGTTTGGTTAACAATCCCTCGCTGACGTCTACTGCACTCCCGGCTACGGGAACTGGTTCTACTACGACCTGGTCTACAAAGACTCCAACTCAGATTTTGGCTGATTTTAACTTCATGGCTCTGACGAACTGGAATGCTAGTGGTAACGCGCCGGGTGCTATGCCTGACCGTTTCCTTATTCCTCCGGCTCAGTACGTGCAGATTACTCAGCCAATGGCTATTGTTGGTGGTCCTAGTGGCTATGCTTCTATTCAGGACTATGTGAAGAAGAACTATCTCGGAGCAGCTTTTGGTATTGATCCTGAGATTTATCCTCTTCCCGTATGGCTGGATGGACAGGGTCCTGGTAGCACTCAGGAACTCATTGCTTACAAGTACGATAAGGATTGTCTGTCTCTGGGCATTCCTCAGGAGATCTCACGCTTTGGTGCTCCTCCTTCTATCGTATCTGGATGCTTTGAGTTTCTTTACCTCGCCAATATTGGTGTGGTTAAGATCAATCGTCCCCAGACGATTCAGATCTATTACGGAGCCTAGTTGCCAACCAAGGTGGTCCTAGACAACTAGGACCACTGTTCTAAGGAGCGAGATGAGAATCGTAGCGGATAGGCACTTGAATCTTCACTCTGAATCTGTTGATGGTGGACTTGTTCATATTCCTCGGAAACAAGTTAAGATTGTTCCTGAGGATGTTCAAGAGCATCCAGCATTTAAACTTCTAGTTAAACATGGTACAATTCACATTCTGGCGCAGAACGATCCTAAAGAACTTGAATTGGAAGACTCTGAACGCGAATCTGAAGAGCCTGAAGATGAGGAAGAAGAGAAATCTGAGCCGGAAGAATAGGTGAATTATGGGAACGAGTGGGTTTCCTGATATCGTAGGGTTTTGGGACATGCTATACGGTACTGCTGGATTAGATTACGGTGGACTCACCTTAATGTATTTCGGTGGAGCTTCTGGCATGGTTTTCAGTGGAAACCCACCGTACACTGTAACAGATTTCTTTAACTTTTACAGCAAATTTGCTGGACCTGCTTCACCTATTAAGGGAGATGTAACTCAAGGTAGTAACATTATAACGAACATCTCAAGTGGTGATGTAGTTGGTTTAGCTACTGGACAGTTGTTAGTTAGTCCTTATTTCGCGAAGGATACGATCATAGTGGATATTGGTGCTACTAATATGACCGTCTCTAATCCTTCAACTAGTACTGTGTCTGCATCTTCAATAACTGTATTTGAAACTCCTTTCATTCCTATTATTGTAGTTCTTACGTATGTAAATTTGGCTTTAGCTAGTGTAATGCAGAGTAGATATAAAGAGGCCTGGTACATGATGATCAACCTCTTTATAGCCCATTATTGTACCTTGTTCATGAGAACAGAAACAGGAACCCCAAATCTTACTGCTTCTCAAGTAGCCTCCTCTGGACTTGCTATGGGAATAACAGTCTCTAGAGCAGCTGGAGATGTCAGTGCTACACAGGAACTCTTACTCGAAGACTATCTGGAATGGGGAGCTTGGACACAGACTGAATATGGTATTCAGTTCATTACTATAGCTAGAGCAACGAATATGGGGCCAATCTGGGTTCCCTAACTATGCGACATAAATTCGACTCTGAAGAGCCTGATCCCTCTTGGACTGAACAGGAAGTTTTTCATTGGGTTCAAAAACATCGAGAAAACTATGAGTTCACCGCCGGTAGAAATAATAAAGAAGAAAGGGATGTCCGACGAGTTCCTCAGGAGAATCAAGACCTTAGGGGACAGTTCGGTATTAGTGGGTATTCCCGGAGGTTCTAAAACTGGGCGAAGTGAAAACATCCGTGAAAGAGCTAGAAAGTTTACTAGCTCTAAGAAAAAGAGCAAGAAAGAGAAGAAAAGACTATTTGCAATAGCTAGATTCAACACTGTTACAAATGCCCAAGCTCTGAGAATATTTACTCTAGGTTCTAGTCTTAATAATCAACCTGCTCGTCCAGTTATAGAACCAGCTATTCAGGCTAAGGGTAACAAAGAAAGAATAGTCGCTGAGATAGCTTTAGCTACTAAAAGTCTTACAGAAGGAAGAATTTATCAAGCTGACCAGCATCTAGATAGAGCAGGTAGAATAGCACGGGACGCAGCAAAGGATTGGTTCTTTGATACTCGAAATGGTTGGCCTGAAAATTCAGCTAGTACAGTTGCCAAGAAAGGTTTCGATCAGCCTGGTATAGATAGTACAGCAATGAGGAACGCTATAACCTTTGTAAGAAGGAAATCTTAATATGTCTGCAATAAACCTAGCTTTTGTTGTATCGGATGGTGTTCTCTCTGAGGCTTATTCTATAGCTAGGCAAACAGGAAGTTTTCAAATTGGTGGATTTGCAACTAGTGAGAAAATCATACCAGGATGGGGAGTAGTTTCAGTAGCCACTGAAGAAGACTTGGAAATGGTTCCTGAAGGAGATAGAGTTACAGGAGCTATGGTATTCCATTCTGAGAATAGAATATATGAAACTCAAAAAGATGTGACTCCTCCTCCAAAGGGTACTCAATGGGTTAGTGATCAACTAATCTGGGAATTTCAAAGATGGCGAGTTCTTCATGTTGGACCATATCCTAATCGTGGCTTCTGGAAAGCTATAGCAGTCAGAATGCAAGGTAACTAATGCCTAGTCCAATTACGTATCCTGATGGTTCAGTTCTTACGTCTAATGCGCAAACAGATGTTGAAGTTGAGACTGCTCTACAGTTACTTTCAGCTCAACTCCTAGGAATTCTGATTAGCCCGTTGAATCTACATATTACTTTAACGACTGGCTCGCCTAATGCTGTGGTAGACAGCGCTTCTTTGTTATATGACGGAGTTACATTAACAGGAACTGGGATTCCAGCTGGTACAACTATTCTGTCGATGTCAGGAGTTAATATAGTTCTAAGTAATCCAGCTACTGTATCAGGAACTGAACCTGCAGTAGCTCAGGATTTGAATGCTCCTGAGATTGTAAGAATAGGTTGGCAACAGCAAGGTCAACCTGGTCCAAGTATCAATAGTGATAGTGTAGCTATTACAGCTGAGCCTATAGATACCCCTTTTTCTAGATTAAGAGATAATGTTCAAAGAACATCTGGGAACATCAATATTCAAACTGATGTATTTACTAGAGCTTGGAGAGCTACATGGACATTTTACGGTCCTGGTTCTCTCGATAATGCTAGAACTATTAAGTCTGCTTGGACGATGGTATCTTATGTTGATAGTTTTCTTGCAGGCTATAACATTTTTGTTAACCCTGACGTTGAAGAACCTGGTAGAAGTCCTGATCTGTTTCAAGGTCAGTGGTGGGAACGTGTTATTATGAAGGCAGAGTTCAATGAACAGATAACCGAGACATTAACCGTTGGTACTGTTG